CCTTCCCTTAACCAGTCAGCGATCAGTGATAGCAATTCATCTTCATAGTCTGAATACATTCGCTCGTAAGCTAGCAAGCGTATATCAAGTTCATTCATTGCTCATATCCCTTGCCGGCACTCCCAGCAGGTCGTACATTTCGCCTGTTAGTTCTGCCCTGTTAGCCGCATCTATTTCAGCAAGCCATTCTTCTGCCCGCTTTTCAGTGACCTTGAATATTCTCTGTATTGCTTCCTTTTTAGGAATTAAACCGTCTTTAGCTGCCATCGAATAGTAGTTGTAGACTTGCTGCCTATCCTCTGCAATTGAATCATCAAAATCTACCGTTACATCAACTTCTAAGTTTCCACTATACAAATTGTGCAGTGTAGCAACTTCAAGGATCGTTTTTACGAGATCTTTAATGCCTTGTTCTACTAGCACTTCATGACTGTTTTTAGTTCTGTATGTCTTGCTGTTTTCCGCAACCACTTCTGTTGCAGTTTTCACGCTTTTACCGTCAAAAGTAAAAGCTCCCGATGAAAACCCTGTTTGCATTGCCAACAGTTCAAGCTGCGAGTTAATTGCAGTAATAATATCATTTGTCCTTAAATCAACTGATAGGTCCTTCACCTGAACATCGTCATCACTATTAAGAGGTACAAAGACTGTCTCGTCAGTATCAAAACCATAATGAGTATTACCGTCCGTATCTATGTAAGGCTTAATCATAGAATGATCAACTGCTATACGGCGTTTTCCAAGCTTAAACTCATTTAGGAAGAAGTCATACATATAATCAATGCTGTATAGCGTGTTGTGAGAATTATCAAACAACGATACTCCAAGTGGTGATTGCATTTCCTTATTGTTTGCAGTGTTAGGCTTGAAATATACATACAGAGGTCTGGTGATGCCGGTTATCGATGTACGTTCTTTTAGGTTCTCATATAGAACATTTAAGCTTACCTTGTGCCCTAGCTTATTAGCTTTGTCTGATTCGTATAGCTCATTAGTAATTATGTATGCATCTATCAATTCGCCCTTATCCGTATGTTCCTTGCCCCATTCGTGCCATTCTAGCAGCGTGTAATACTTATCGTCTTTCTTTTCTTCATAGATGAATAGCATTTCATCTAAGTTTTCAGAATCGTTTGATAGCGGATACATTGCATCTGCAACGGCATAAGATAGTTTTATCTTTCCGTTATGTTCAAATACTTTAACAGCCATTCCGCCTAAAGCGTAACAATACTCGAGATAACGTTGGAAATTCTTATAAAAGTCATTGTCCTTTAGAACTTCATTAACATACTCTTTGGCAGGATCGTTTATTTCTGCTTCGCTTTTTTCGTTATTCTTCAAGCCTTTGGTCGCAACATCTATCTGGCATTTTTCATTGAAGATTAACGTTGCCATTTCATTTGCTACGACTTTCCCCATGTTCAGCCTTTGCATTTCTCGTTGCTTGCTTATACCATTAGACGTTGTATATCTGATATTGTGCCAATCAGGAACAAAACCATTATAAATCTGCTTATTCAGCTGAATCCTGTCATAGGTCGTTTCTTCTGCATACACTTTTCTATGATCTGTTATTTGATTAATTTCTTTCACAATTCCCAATTTAGCACCTACTCTCTTCACAAATGCTTTGAACCTGTCAAACATATAGCCACCTACTAAAATTTCAAATTGAGGTCTCTTAAATTATCTTTCACAAAATACTGAAAGCTGTCACAAGTGTGATCGTCTACCTTAACCACTCCCGGGTTATCCGGGTTAGTCTCAATTGATTTCTCGTTCCACCTATATTTTTTATGTTGTTCAATAAATATTTCATTCGCAGGAATATCTATATAAAAAAACCTACCCTGTGCGAGTAGGTCTATTACGTTATCTATCAGATCCACCTTTTTCCCTTTTGTGACCGGGTGGAGATTTTCTCCGTACATATTGAAATATTGATTCCTTATTGCTCCATCTGCACTGTCTACCGTCTTCTTGCTGATAGGTCTGTTGTATTTATCGACTATCTTCTTCTCAAACTTTCTTAATGATTTGCTATGCTCTTCAGGACTTCGCTTTCTCCGTTTGCCTTCAGGTGAATAGTAGTCAGTATCCAGTAAGTAGATATTCTGCTTATTCGTTAAAGCAAATGCACAGGTAGCAGTTGCTGATACACTGTAACCTGTGTCTGTCGATAGGTATACCTTGATTATTCTTTCGCTTTCAGGTATTTCTGCAACCTTATTAAACAAGTCAATGTTATATACGTTATCGCCTATTCCTACTGGGAAGCCTTCGTAAATGTATAAATAATAATCTCTATCATTCTGCTTAACACGCTCGATGTCTTTAAGCATTTGTTCAGTCGTGAACCCTAGCTCATCATCCTTATATGTTGAGTGATGCACTAGATAATCATCTTCATACTGCATCTCCTCCGCCCACTCGTTGATCCATGAATAAGGATTGCGAGGTGGATTGTATGACCAGTAGAATTGCACATGCTCGGCTAGCTTATGCTTCTGCCTCATGAATGTTATATTCGTCTGATCAAATTCTTCTGCACTGTTGAACTCCGATGCTTCTTCATACCATACCGCTATGATGTCGTTTATATCATTCGACTTTAATTTCTCGAAATCATCTTGACCATAAAAATAAAAAGATGATCCGGTGTCAATGTGCGTAATTCTAAAAGGTGAAACAGTCGC